AAGGTAAAATCAGGAAGTAAAGATGCAAAACGAAGAAAATCATATTGTTCAAGATCAAAAGGTCAAATGAAAATGCATAATATCGATTGTTCTAAAACACCAAAGAAAAGAATTTGTGCTGCAAGACGAAGATGGAAATGTTAAGTGGCTTATCTAAACGCAAACATCCCAACGCTTTATGCTAAAGTTAGAAAAGAATATCTCTATGATTTGGACCCAAATAAAAAAGGTGAGCTTGATTGTGTTATCTTTTCTATCACAAGTATTACAGGACGTGCCATCTTATTTAATATTCTTCTCCCGAACGGTGCGTGCTATTGGCGTTTGCCTATCTCAGCGTTTTTCCAAAAACGTTTTTCTAGATCCGAAGTGCCAGATATGCCAATCGACGCGTTGGAATTGTGGAATTGTTTTAGTTATTATCCTAGTATTACTCAGTTTGATTTTCTTTTAGGAAATCGTGGTCGATATATAGGTAAAGATAAAAAGTTTAACCATGGCGAATATTTATTTACAATTGATTGGGCGCACCCAGAAACTAATATTTTGGATACTGAACATTCTGAAATACCTCAAGAACATAAGTGTGCGCATATTTTACAGCTTGATAATGGTAATTTTGCAGCTCAGCCTAATAATCGTATTTTGTGGGACGTGTCTAGTTATACTACTGATAACAGTTGGCCTGACTATAAAGTCCAAACTACTTACTGGAACACCGAAAACAAAGATTGGATAACAGAAGATTCAGATAATTTTTTCTATGGTGTAGAATCTAAAGAAGAAAAATCTTATAATCATCGTACAATAAACGACGATAATCAAGATTGGGACGAAGACAGTGAAGATCAGTGAAAATACTAATATTGGTTTACCTTTAAGAAACTTAATAGGTTTAATTTCAGCTATTGTTATAGGTGCTTGGTTTGCTTTTGGTGTGATTGAAAGACTGAATAGACTTGAGACAAAGAACCAGTTGTTTGAAAAAGATTTACTGGAAGCATCTGTACAAAAACCCATAGACCAGGAGCAATTTATGTTGCTTGAATGGCAAGCAAAACAAATAGAAAAAATAAATAAAGTTTTAGAAGCTAACTTGCATACAAATGTTATGCTACAATTACATACGAAAGAAATAGAAAAGATTAAAAAAGATGTTGAAAAATTAAAAGATGCAACAAGAGATATTAAATTTGGTAATGGGAATGGTAAACACTAATGATTGAGGTTGTTGCTTTGCTTCTTTATTTAGGAAATCCAGCAGAGTTAAAAGAACATACGCTGATGCCTGATTTTGGAAAGTGTTTAGAAAAGAAAAGAATAGCAAGTAGAAACTCTAACAATGCTGTCTATCAATGTGTAAAAGTTATGGCTACTGTTAAAGATGGTAAAATTATAAACATAGCGAGTAAATAATGAAATATATGTTACAAATATTATTGTGCTCTTACATTGAGGGTGTGTGCATGCCGCCACTAGAAGGTGGCTATTATCCTAATTATTTCGAATGTCTTGAAAAAGGTTACAAAAAAAGTCATAATATCGTAATGGCGTTAGGAGAAAAAGATGTCATTGAACAAAAATATTTTATAAAATTTAGATGTGTTGAAATAGGAGATCCAGCATGAATAATAAAGATTTAAGAGCACCTGCAACTGCAGTTACAAAAGAAAAAAATTTAAAAGCTCAATTAAAGAAAATGTTTCTTGAAAGAGGAAGCAGACCAAGAGCTCAAGAAAATGTAATTAATCCAAAATTAAAAGGTATTTAATGATTAAAGAATGCAGACAATGTAAAAAAGAATTTGAAACAGAACAAGAAAATAAATTTTTTTGTAGCGAAAGTTGTAGACAAGAAGCATTAGCAGAAATTGATAAAAATATCGATGAATGCTTATCATGCCAATAAACGCTGGATCTTTTCAAGAATTTGACTATAACTGCGAATACGATGAGTGCGAGTGGAGACAATGAAACTAACAACTAATTTCAGTTTAGCAGAACTTACAGCCTCACAGGTTGCAGCTCGTCAGGGAATTAATAATAATCCTACTGCTGGACAAATAGAAAACTTAAAAAGACTTTGTGAGTCTATTCTACAACCCATTCGTAATCATTATGATTCACCAGTGATTATATCTTCAGGATATAGATCTGCAGAACTTTGCATTGCAATTGGAAGCACCATTCATTCACAACATGCCAAAGGTGAAGCCGCAGATTTACAAGTCATCGGTGTTGATAACAAAGCTTTAGCAAAATATATCAAAGAAAATTTAGATTACGATCAGCTTATTTTAGAGTTTTACAAGGAAGAAGAGGGACCTCACAGTGGTTGGGTTCATGTATCTTACGTGGGTAAAGGTAACAGAAAACAATCTTTGACAGCAACTCGATCTGATGTTACTAAGAAAACTGTATATTCACCATGGTAATTGGAAGATCACAAATGACAAAGCAAGTTGAGGGACAACTCCGTGGCGCGAAAAAAGAAAAGAAAAACAAAGCAAAAAAGAAACCCAATCGCAAAAATTCTAAGAGATTTACTGTTTAGATCTAAAGTGGTACAATCTAAGAAGTTGTACAACCGCAAAAAGGAGAAACGTAACATTCTCAAAGCGGCCGCTACAGAGGAAGGTTAAATGAAAGACATTTCATTAAAGTATATCGCTGGTCTTTTTGACGGAGAAGGTTATATTACAGTTAACACTGTAAAAAATAAACTTGTTCCTACAGTAGGTATTCATATGAATGGTTTTAATCTTTTAAAAATACTTCATGTAAAATTTGGTGGTTATTGTTATTCTAGAAAAGGTGTTAATAGACCTTTAACTGAATGGAGATTAAGGGGAGCTTATCAAGTTTTACCTTTCATTAAAAGTATTGAACCTTTTTTACACATTAAAAAAGAACAAGCTCAATTATGTATTGAGTTATGTAATACATATTCTGTTAGACAAAGTAGTGGTAAATGGATTAAAAAAATAAAATTAAATTCAAATATAATTAATTTTAGAAAAGAATTAAAAGAAAAAATAAAAATAGCAAAAGGAGCTATACATTAATGACTAAACTATGTGCTAGAGGAAAAGCGGCAGCGAAGCGTAAATTTAAGGTTTACCCGTCTGCCTATGCCTAACGCATATGCTTCTAAAATATGTGCTGGTAAAATCAAAGACCCATCTGGCAAAAAAAGAAAAGATTGGGGTCCTAAAAAAGCTTATCAAGGTAAGTTTATTCAACATGATTCTGGAGACATAAAATTATCTAATCAAAGTTTAGTAAATTACTACGGAGATATGGTAAAAACTGATGTCTAAAGGTGGCCTAAGAAAATGGTTCAACGAAAAATGGGTGGATATATCTGCGCCAAAAAAAGGCGGGGGATATAAAGAATGTGGAAGAAAGTCTGCATCAAAATCAAAGCGTGGTTATCCAAAATGTGTACCCGCAGCCAAAGCAGCAAGGATGACCAAAGGAGAGAAACGATCCGCTATCGCAAGGAAACGATCAGCCCCAAATACTGGCCCTAATCCTACAAACGTTAAGACATTTACCAAAAAATATTATGGTGGTATGATAGATCTATAATTAATTAATTATAGGAGATATCATGTCAAAAAATTTAAAACCCGTTCCAGCGGAAAAGAAAAAATCGTTGGGCAAATTACCTGAAAATGTAAGGAATAAAATGGGATTCGCTAAAAAAGGCAAAATGATGAAAGCATCAAAAGGCGCTATGATGGGCGGAGCTAAAAAAAATTACAAAATGTCTGGAAAGGCATAATTACTCATGGCTTCTTCAGGAACAACATCTTTTAATTTATCTATTGATGAGGTTATTGAGGAAGCCTATGAACGTTGTGGCGTGAAGCCCAATTCAGGTAACGATTTAAGATCAGCAAGAAGAAGTTTAAATTTATTATTCTCAGAATGGGGTAATCGAGGCATTAACCTTTGGAAAGTAAAATCACAAACAGAAACATTGGTTAATGGTCAGGTTCAATATGATACACCTAATGATTGTAATGATGTTTTAGAAGCAGTGGTTACTGTCACAGGCGGAACTCAACAATCTTTAACTAAAGTTTCAAGATCTGAATATATTGCTATACCCAATAAAACTCAAACAGGTACACCTTCACAATATTATGTAGACCGACAAATTAATCCTAAAATTAATTTATACTTGGCTCCAGATACAAATACGGTCACTAATATTTTTTATTATTATTTAGCAAGAATTGAAGATGCAGGTAACTATGACAATACAAGTGATATGCCTTTTAGATTTTTTCCTTGCATGGTTTCAGGATTAGCTTTTTATTTATCTCAAAAGAAAGCACCTGATCGATTACAAGCGATGAAATTATTATATGAAGATGAATTAAAAAGAGCTCTCGATGAAGATGGTCAAAGAGCTTCTGTTTACATTAGTCCAAACGTTTATTACCCACAAGGATCTTAATGGCTTACTCTAGAGGAAAATATGCGAAAGCGATTTCAGACAGATCGGGACAAGAGTTTCCTTATGTTGAAATGGTTAAAGAATGGAATGGTTCATTTGTCCACATTTCAGAATTTGAACCTAAGCACCCACAACTTGATCCACCCCATGTGAAAGCAGATCCTGAAGCGTTAAGGAATGCTAGAAACGCTAGAACAGAAACAGCTGTTCCTACCTTACTTCCTTTAAATGCATTTACAGCAACCAACACAAGCGCTATTGTGACTGTGTTTGAGCCAGACCATGGACGATCTAATTTAAGTACGGTAAGATTTAGAGAGGCTGAGCCAACATTTAATATTAATGATATCAATACCTCTACAGGTTTTACCATTACTCTTGTAGATACTGATAATTATAAATTTACATCTTCTAATACTGCAACCAGTAGTGGAAGATTTGGAGGAGGCAGTGCATCGGCAGGACCCGTCACTGTACAAAATTAATGGCAATTACATATTCAAATTTTTTAACACAAGTCAGAAATTATACGGAAGTGGATTCAAATGTACTTTCCGATACTTTACTTGATCAATTTATCAGAAATACAGAACTTGATATTGCAGGTAAAGTGGATTATGACGATGTCAGAAGATATGCAACGTCTTCATTTTCAGCTACAAAAAGGTTTTTAATAATGCCAGCCAACTTTTTAGTGGCTAGATCTTTTCAAGTTTTTGATACGACAAGTTTATCAGGAAATCGATCTTTTTTAGAGAAGAAAGATACAAGTTTTATTAGTGAATATTCTAAAAATGTATCTAATGGTTTACCTAAATATTATGCGAACTGGGATGAGACTACAATTGTGGTTGCTCCAACTCCAGATCAAGCTTATGCTGTTCAATTAAACTACATTATCAATCCACCTCATTTTGATAGTAGTAATTCAACATTTATATCAACTTACCAAGAAGCGATGCTCCTACACGGAGTATTAGTTGAAGCATTTGCTTATCTCAAAGGCCCCATGGATATGTACAACCTCTATCAAAGTAAGTATAATGGTGAGATAGAAGCTTTTGCCCTACAACAAATGGGTAGAAGAAGAAGAGACGAATATGGTGAAGGGGTTCCGAGAATACAAGTTCCAAGTCCTTCTCCATAAAAATTAAAAGGAGAAATTTATGGCAATATCACAAGCGGTCGCAAATTCATTTAAAAAAGAACTTTTAGATGGAGTTCATGACTTAAACACAGGCGGAAACACATTTAAACTAGCACTTTACACATCTGCTGCAAACTTATCTGCAGCAACAACTTCATATACGACAGGATCAGAAGTATCAGCTTCAGGTCAATACGTAGCTGGAGGAGGAACTTTACAATCTCAACAAACATCTGTTGCATCAGGTGTAGCAATTGTTGATTTTGCAGATTTATCATTCACAGGGGTAACACTAACGGCAAGAGGTGCATTAATTTATAATGACACCGTAGCAGGTGACCCTGCAGTAGCGGTGTTAGATTTTGGTGGAGATAAAACAGCAACAGCTGGGACCTTTACGATTCAGTTTCCTGCGTTCACAACTTCAGCAGCAATCTTGAGAATAAGCTAGGGGGTTAAATGGCACTTGTCCTTAACGACAGAGTTAAAGAAACAAGTACAACCACTGGCACAGGTACTTTAGATCTGGCTGGTGCAGTACAAGATTTTGAAGGTTTTGTTTCTGGTATTGGTGATGGTAACACCACTTACTATGCAATTGTAAATGCAGGAACAGGTGAGTTTGAAGTAGGATTAGGCACCGTTACGGATGCAGCAACAGACACTTTGTCTAGGGATACCATTTTATCAAGTTCAAATTCAGATGCTGCAGTAAATTTTACAGCAGGGACAAAAGATGTATTTTGTACTCAACCTGCAGGTAAATCCGTTTATTTGGATGCAGATGGAAATGCAGTGGGAGCAGCAGGACAAGGTTTTGCTGTAGCAATGGCAATAGCGTTATAGGAGTAAAAGATGGCACAAAATTTTAGACGATATTTAAACCAACAAATCGGAGCTTCCGATGTGGATGTATTAGGTGGCGCTGTTGATTCATTTGATTGTTTGATTTCAATTCGACTTGCAAATATTGTAAGTACAACGGTTAACGTTGATGTGTATGTTAAAAATTCAACATTAAACTATTACTTAATTAAATCAGCACCTATTATTTCAGGAGGTTCGTTAGAATTGATTGATGGCGGATCCAAAATTGTACTTCAATCAGGGGATCAACTTTATGTGGTTTCTGACACAGCATCATCTATTGATTGCGTAGTCGGAGCCGTAGATACAATTAGTTCATAGGAGGATTAGATGGCATATTTAGGAAATTCACCCAAAACCAATCTGATCACGATGAACTCTCAACAGTTCTCAGGTGACGGAACCACAACTAACTTTACGATGTCTCAAACGGTAACGCTTGCAGCAGAAATTGAAGTGTTTATCGGAAATGTACGTCAGGATCCGTTTTCCGCGTACACGGTATCAGGAACGACTTTATCATTTACTTCAGCTCCTGCATCAGGTACAGATAATATTTATGTGGTCTATCAAGGTAAATCCGTTGGAGAAACTACAGCAGGACAAAACTCAATTGAATTTGGAATGATTAAATCCATCAATGGTGGATATGAAAACAAAGCAACCATATCATCTAATATTACCGTA